TTCACAATTGGTAAAGCAAAAGAAGAAGAACAGAAACCTACTGTTCAATCTTTCGCACCCCCACCTGCTGAAGATGGCGTTCTCAACGTCAGCGACGGTGGTTTCTATGGTACTGCCATAGATCAAGATGGTGATGCTAAAAACGAAACTGCTCTTGTAACTAGATATCGCACTATGGCGCAACAACCAGAGTGCGAGCGTGCTATTGATGACGTTATCAATGAGGCAATAGTTTTCGATTCAGATGAACCACCTGTTAGTATTGTTCTGGATAATGTAGAAATGCCAGAGCAGATACGAGATGCGATTCGTGAAGAATTTGATGAAATGATCGGGATGTTACATTTCAAAACTAAAGCATACGATATATTTCGTAATTGGTATGTTGATGGTAGACTATACTATCATTTGATGATTGATACTGCTAATCCTAGAACTGGGATTCAAGAGATAAGATTTATTGATCCACGAAAGATCAAAAAGGTTAGAAGTGAGAAGAAAAGATCTCAATCAAACGTACAACCAAACGGACAGTTCATACCAAAAGAATATAATGAGTATTTCATCTATTCAGAAAAGGGTGTATCGGCAGGTAATCAAGGTGTAAAGATAGCACCAGACTCTGTTGCCTACTGTCACTCAGGTATTCTAGACGAGAACAACAAGATGGTAAGATCGCATCTACACAAAGCGATTAAACCTATGAATCAGTTGCGTATGCTCGAAGATGCTACAGTTATCTATCGACTAGCACGTGCACCTGAACGAAGAATATTCTACATCGATGTCGGTAACTTGCCAAAGGCAAAAGCGGAACAATACTTGCGCGACATGATGGCAAAACATAAGAACAAACTTGTGTACGATGCATCTACTGGAGATGTAAAAGACGATCGCAAGTTTATGACGATGCTTGAGGACTACTGGTTACCAAGACGTGAGGGTGGTCGTTCAACAGAGATTACTACACTTCCAGCTGGTCAGAACTTAGGTGAGTTGGATGATGTTCAGTATTTCCGTCGCAAGTTATACGAAGCATTGAATGTGCCAACTGCTAGATTAGAGTCTGACGCATCATTTAACTTAGGTCGTGCTTCTGAAATTACTCGTGATGAGTTGAAATTTTCAAAGTTTATAACAAGACTAAGAATTAGATTTACCGATCTATTCAATACCATTCTTGAGAAACAGTTACTTTTGAAGGGAATTATTACAAAGGTAGAATGGAAAGAAATTAAGAGTCAACTAAGTTACGATTTCCAACAAGACAATCATTTCACAGAACTAAAGTCTGCTGAGATAATGCGAGAGCGTTTAGGATTGTTGAGTGAAATAGATGCTTATGTTGGTAAATACTATTCAGTCGAGTGGGTTCGTAAGAATGTCTTACAACAGACCGAAGAAGAAATAGAAGAAGTCGATCTTCAAATAGAATCAGAGAAAGAAACTGGTGAGGGTGAAGATGATGACGAATTCGTATAAATATAAATATATTAGGGAGCAAATATGAGCGAATATAGTATGAAAGACGCCATCAAGATGGCAGCAGACGGTAATGCATCTGATTTTAAGGATGCTGTCGGGTCGATGCTCATGAATAAAATACAAGATGCAGTAGGAATGAAGAAGGCAGAAGTTGCTGCATCATTTATGTCTGAACCTGAAGTTGAGGTTGAAGCGCAATCAGAGGAAGAAGAAAATGTCGATTAAAACTTTTAAAGAATTCGTTACAGAAGATTCACCTGCTAGCGATTACGTTGCACCAGAACAATCAGGCGACGAAACAAAAGAATTAAAGCCACAATCAAAAGGCGAAGAACAGTTTAAGGATATTCATAAAGTAGAAGTTGCAAGACATCCTGTTGCTGGCGATCATATGTTCAATGGATCAAGGGAAGAGGTTTTAAAATGATGAAATCATTCTCAGAGTTTATGTCGGAGGGCAAAGCAGATAAAGCACTTGCCGCATATGCCAAAAAAAGTGGTGGTATAGATAAAAACGATATGCTCGCTGTAGCAGATATGATGAAAAGTAATCCTGACCCAAAAGACCTTGCTATGATGATCAAAGCAATGGATTCAGATCCTCGTGATGGCGTTCTTCAAATAATTCAAAAGAATGATAAGAAGTTATACAATACTCTTATCAAGAACATGAGGTAATAAAATGGCACTCAAGGCATTAGCAAACACAATAGCAACCAACTCGGCGACCAATGTATACTTGGCTACTGCTGTTCACCTATCAAACGATGGCACAGCAAGAACTGTTGCTATCGCTAATACTGCTGCACCAACCGCAGAAGGAGCAAATGGTGATTACATAGGCGGTACAGTCTCAATAAGAATACCTGCCAATGGGCAATTAGTAATACGCAAGAGACCAAACGATACGGTAACTGGTGCTGCAGGATGCTTTGCCACTAAGGTTGCGGAGGGGTCTGAGTTATGAAACTAATCACAGAAATTACAGAAGAGGTAAAACTTCTTTCAGAAGAAAAAGAAAATGGAAAGAAGAACTACTTTATTGAAGGCGTGTTCATGCAAGGTAATATCAAGAACCGCAATGGACGCATTTATCCAACTGAAGTGTTGGATAAGGAAATTGCTCGATACAATAAAGAATATGTAGAAAAGAATCGTGCTTATGGGGAGTTGGGACATCCGCAAGGACCAACAATTAATCTTGAGCGTGTGTCTCATCTTATCACAAGTTTAGAACGTGATGGTGATAATTATAAGGGACGTGCTAAGATTATGTCAGAAACACCATATGGTGCGATTGTCAAATCACTTATGGATGAAGGTGCTACATTAGGTGTTTCATCTCGTGGAATGGGTTCGTTGAAACAAGGTAAGAATGGCGTTGCCCAAGTACAAGATGACTTTTATTTAGCAACTGCTGCCGATATTGTAGCAGATCCTTCTGCTCCTAACGCTTTCGTTGAAGGAATTATGGAGGGTGCTGAGTGGGTGTTTAATGCTGCTCGTAACGAGTGGCAGATGATGGAAGCTGATAAAATTAGAAACGAAGCAAAGAAAATGAGTGCTAAAGAAGTTGAAGCGAACAAGATGCAGATCTTCGAACGGTTCTTAGAGACTTTGAAACGGTAAAAGTTTTATTTTTATAAATAAATAACAAATGAGATAACTTCACGAAGGAGCAATCCAGATGTCTGATACAGAAATCAAAAAAGACGAGGACTTAGAAATTCTCGATCAAGAAGTAGAATCTCAGGTTGACGAGGCAAAGGCATCTTTCGATGTTGATGCTGAAGTTCCAGATCCTGAGGGGAAAGAAGCAACACCACCTGGTGCTAAACCAGATGCTGGTGATAAGAAGAAAGAAGTGAAACAAGGTTCTTCTTCTAAAACTAGTAAGGTTGCTGCTATCCAAAAGATTACCCAAGAAATGAAGGGTATGAAGAAAGAACAGTTTGAGCAAGTTTACGAAGCACTCATGAGCGCACTTGAAGGTAAAGAAGTGGTTGCTGAAGAGTCTGAAGAGACTACTGCTGTTTCTGTTCGAGAAATTCGACAAATCAAAGCAGGCGATGTAAACGTCTCAGAAGATATTACTGCAATGTTTAGTGGTCAAGATCTTTCCGAAGAGTTTACTACTAAAGCAACAACAATCTTTGAAGCAGCAGTTGTTTCTAAAGTCAATGAGTTACTGGAAACAGTTACTGTTGATCTTGAAGCAGAGATGGAAGTTGCTAAAGACGAGATCGCTGAAGATATGGCAGGTAAACTAGATTCATATCTAGAGTACGTTGCTGAAGAGTGGATGAAAGAGAACGAACTTGCAGTTGAGCAAGGTATTCGTGCTGAAATCCAAGAAAACTTTATGAAAGGTCTTAAAGACTTATTCGTTGAGAACTATATTGAAGTTCCTGAAGAGAAAGTCGATCTAGTAGACGAACTTGCTGGTAAGGTTGAAGAACTACAGCAGTCAGTCAACGAAGAGATGGAAAAGTCTATTGACCTTAGCAAAGAACTAACAGAAGCAAAAGTTGAGATTACTCTCGCTAAAGTTTCTGAAGGTCTTACAGAATCTCAAGCAATCAAACTAGCATCGTTAGCTGAAGGTGTAGAGTTTGAGAGTGAAGAGTCTTATGTTGAAAAACTTGAGACACTTAAAAGTAACTACTTCAAGTCTGATGAAGTTGTCAGCGAAGAAGTTGCAATTGATCATGAACCGCTAGAGATTGATGAGGATGCTGAGAACAACATTGATCCTGGAATGTCTGCTTATATGTCTGCCATTTCAAATAGCATCAAAAAATAGTTTTATATAAATAATAAACATTAGGATAGATTACCCATTAAAGGAGACCTAACAATGAATCAAAATGATGATTTAATCAAGAAGTGGCAGCCAGTTCTTGAGCATCCTGACCTCGAAAAGATTGCAGATGCCCATAAACGTGCTACAGTAGCAACACTACTAGAAAACCAAGAGAACTCTGCTCGTGAGCAAGCTCAAGGTTCTGGTGGTTATAACGCACCTTCGCTTTTGGGCGAGGCAGCACCCGCTAACGCAATGGGCGCATCCTCTTCAGTAGCAAGTACAGGTGCTGTTGACATTTACGATCCAGTACTAATTTCACTAGTACGTCGTTCAATGCCTAACCTTATCGCTTACGATATTTGTGGCGTACAACCAATGACTGGTCCAACAGGATTGATCTTTGCAATGCGTACACGTTCAACTAGTCAGTCTGGAACTGAAGCACTCTTCAATGAAGCAGATGCTGGATTCTCTGGTAACACGTTTGCTGCAAATGCAACTGCTACTGGTGCTCAAGCTGGTACAGATCCTGCTGATCGTTCTGCTTCCTCTACAGGTGGTGCATACAACGTTCATTCAGGTATGACAACTACTGAAGCAGAAAGACTAGGTGACGGAACTCATGCACCTTTCAACCAAATGGCATTCTCAATTGAGAAAGTTGCGGTTACTGCGGTTTCACGTGCTCTTAAAGCTGAGTACACAATGGAACTTGCACAAGACTTAAAAGCAGTACATGGTCTTGACGCTGAAACAGAACTAAGCAACATTCTCTCTGCTGAAATTCTTGCTGAGATTAACCGCGAAGTTGTTCGTACTATTAACTACTCTGCAGTTGCTGGTGCTACTAAAAACACTACGACTTCTGGTACTTTCGATCTTGACACAGACTCTAACGGTCGTTGGTCAGTTGAGAAGTTCAAAGGTCTTATGTTCCAAGTAGAGCGAGATGCTAACGAACTTGCTAAGGCAACAAGACGTGGTAAGGGTAATACATTAATCTGTTCATCTGATGTTGCTTCTGCACTTCAAATGGCTGGTGTATTGGATTACACTCCTGCTCTTAACAACAACCTACAAGTTGATGACACAGGTAACACATTCGCTGGTGTGATGAATGGTAGAATTAAGGTTTACATCGATCCATATTTCTCAGATGCAACCAATAACTACTACACACTCGGATACAAAGGTTCATCTTCGTTCGATGCTGGATTGTTCTACTGCCCATACGTTCCGCTTCAAATGGTTCGTGCCGTTGGTGAGAACACTTTCCAACCAAAGATCGGATTTAAGACTCGCTACGGCATGGTCGCTAATCCTTTCGCTACCAATGATGGCAACGGTACTGCTGCTCGTCTAGGTACTGGTGATGGAAACATCTACTACAGACTCGTAAAAGTAGCAAACTTAATGTAATCTACCTAATGCGATAAAAACAAGATTCACTTCAGTGAACCAGTTTTAGAGAGATCTTCGGATCTCTCTTTTTTTGCCTATTGGTTTCTCTTATAAATAGTAGGAACAATAAGGATATAATATGGCAACCAATCCAGAAAATAAAAACTTTCTATCACCTATAGGGTTTCAGTTCGCTATTCAGCGTCTGCCCAATGTAAACTATTTCTGCACTAGTGCTAGTATACCAGAGATTTCTGTAGGTGAGGTAGAAACGCAAAATCCATTCATACGATTACCAACTCCTGGTGAAAAACTAGCGTTTGGTCAGTTGCAATTACAATTTCGTGTTGATGAAGATTTAAAGAACTTCCAAGAAATATATGATTGGTTGATTGGACTTGGATACCCAGATGAGTTCCAACAAAGAGCGAATGTGCAAGCGAACTATGGTATATTTTCAGATGCATCTTTGTTGATTACTACCAATCAATACAAACCAAATGTAGACGTGAAGTTTGTTGATTTGTATCCAACATCATTATCAGCAGTAGAATTTAATATTGAACAAGGTGACGTTGAGTATTTGAACGCTAACGTTTCCTTTTCATACAGAAGATATATATTGACATCAGTGGCGTAATATATTATAATAGAGAGTATACATATACTCTAGGTGATTACATAATGAAGATTGAAGACATTGTTTCCGAGTGGGACAAAGACTGTAAGATTGATGAAACGGAACTTGACCGAGAGGCAACCAAGATTCCTAAACTCCACAATAAGTATCTCAAGATCTTTATGGGCGAACGTGTTGTATTGTTCAAACTAAAGGCAGAGAACAAACGCATTCGCAAAACACTCATCGAATATTATTTGGGTGAGCTTGATAGAGAAGAACTATCTGAGATAAACAGAGATCAGTTCTACAAAAAACTACTCAAGAACGAAGTCGAAACCTACCTAGAAGCAGATGATATGTATATTGAAAATACATTGAAGGTTTCCGTACAAGGTGAGAAGGTCGCTTATGTAGAAGCAATCGTTAAGAGTTTGAACAACAGAAACTTTCAAATCAAGTCTGCGATTGACTGGGTGCGATTT